GCTGTGATACCTGATGCTACAGCAGAAGAACATAATGCAGCTGCCTGGCCTAGAATACTAGAAAAGCTAATTGAAGCTCCTGTAGTAAATATTGCTAGAGGTGGAAAGGCTAATCATGTTATTCTAGAAGAGACTATCCGTGTTCTACTTAATCCACACAACTTTACTCATGTTGTTGTTCAGACGAGCGATTTTGATAGAATCAATTTTTATAAGAAGAGATTCTCTGGTCTCTGGGAACCCGGTGATATTGATTCACAAACTCAGCGACTCAATCCAAGAGGTAGTGGGCAGTGGTATGTAAAGATTCCTGGTAAATATCGCGAATTAGATCTACGTGTTTCTAAGAGCACTCCTGACCGAGCTCACAACGTGTATGAGATCGGTGACACAACGTGGACTTATGAAAGAATTGTGCTTGGCACTTTAATAAATTGTCTCTATAATGTATGTCAACAGCAAGGGATTACTCTTTCTGTTATGAACTACTTTGGTTTTCATACCGCTTTTGATGATCATGTGTTTGGTCATATTCCTGAAGAGGTGTGGGTAGCAGACGATCCAAGATGGGGGTTTTACAACGATTTGTTATGGAGACATGATACACCTGACTCATATCATTTTAGTAAGACTGCTCATCCAGAAATAGCTGAACTAGTGAAGAATCATATTTTACATAAAGAAAAGGTAATACTCTCAACTGTGGATTATGATGACATGAAAAGGCTTGAACGTAGCTTCAACTACGACTAAAATAAAAATAATATTTTTTCTCTACATGGGAATCTCTAGGTTCCCATAATTCACTATTGCTAAATAAAACTACATTTCCGATAAAAGAGGTCTGCATATGTTAAAAGTAATCCCTAACAACAAAGATAGGGACACCAGGAAGCTGTTGTCTCAAAGTAAATTCTACGAAGGTTATAGTAGATGGGATGAAGAACATAATAGATATGAGACCTGGGATGAATCAGTATCACGTGTAATGAATATGCACCGTGAGTACTACAAGGACAAAATGTCACCTGAGCTATCTCAGTTGATGGATGAAGCAGAATCACTCTATAAATTACAATACGCTCTCGGTGCGCAACGTGCACTGCAGTTTGGTGGTGATCAGTTAATGAAACACCAGATGCGCATGTATAACTGTACTTCAACTTATGCAGACCGTCCTCGTTTCTTCTCAGAGCTGTTCTATGTTCTTCTCTGTGGTGCTGGTGCTGGTTTTTCGGTTCAGCACCATCACGTTGATAAGCTACCTGGTATTGCTGAACGTAAGAAACAAGCTAAAGGCTGGGTTGTAGAAGACTCGGTAGAAGGTTGGGCTGATGCTCTCGGTGCTCTGCTATCATCGTATTTTGTTGGTGGTGGTCAGTTCCCTGAGATGGAAGGACGTAAGATTTACTTTGATCTTAATCAAGTGCGTCCTAAAGGTGCAATGATTTCTGGTGGATTCAAAGCACCAGGCCCAGAACCACTGCGTAAATCGCTAGATAAGATTGAACATCTTCTCCAGAGCCGTGTACTAAAAGGTGAGACACGTCTACGTCCTATTGACGTTTACGATATTGCTATGCATGCGGCAGACGCAGTTCTCTCTGGCGGTGTTCGTCGTTCAGCTACTATTTGTCTGTTTAGCGCAGATGACGAAGAGATGATTAATGCCAAAACTGGGAATTGGTTTATGGATAATCCTCAGCGTGGTCGTTCTAATAATAGTGCTGTTATTGTTCGTAATGAAATTACCCGTGAGGGTTTTAAGAAGATTATGTCTTCAATCAAAGAGTTTGGTGAGCCAGGCTTCTATTTTGTAGACGATAAAGATTTCACTACGAACCCTTGTGTAGAGATTGGAATGTATCCTCAGATCGATGGACAGTCTGGATGGCAAGGATGTAACCTCACAGAGATCAACGGTGGCAAATGTACAACAAAAGCTGAGTTCTTCAAAGCGTGTAGAGCAGGTGCGATTCTTGGAACACTCCAGGCTGGTTATACTAACTTCAAGTACCTCACTGGAACGTCTAAAGCAATCTTTGAACGCGAAGCGCTCCTGGGTGTTTCAGTTACTGGCTGGATGAATAATCCAGATGTGTTGCTCGATGCAGAAGTACAAAGAGAAGGAGCAGAAATTGTTAAGCAAGTTAATAAAGAGGTGGCGGCTCTTATCGGTGTCAATGCGGCGGCTCGGACGACATGTGTTAAGCCGTCTGGAAACGCTTCTGTTCTTCTCCAGACTTCGTCGGGTATCCATGCTGAGCATTCTCCTCGTTATCTACGCCATATTCAACTGAATAAGGAGACAGAAGTTGGACAGCTCATTGCAGAAACAAACCCCTACATGGTTGAAGAATCTGTTTGGTCGTCTAACAATACTGATTATTGTGTTGCTTTCCCTATCATTTCTCCAGAAGGATCACTCTACAGAGAAGAGCTATACGGAACCAACCTCCTCGAGCGAGTCAAGCTCGTCCAACAAAACTGGGTTGAAGCTGGAACCAATCCTGAGCTGTGTGCTGATGCCAGAGTCCGCCACAATGTGTCAAACACCGTTACAGTAATGCCACACCAGTGGTCTCAAGTTGAAGACTATGTGTTCGCGAATCGTCATTACTTTGCAGGCATCTCCTTCCTGGCTGGTTCTGGTGATAAAGACTTTGCACAAGCTCCTATGACTGAGGTGCTGACAGAAGATCAGATTGTTACCAAGTATGGCAAGGCTGCTCTGTTTGCTGCTGGTCTGATTGTTGATACTCGCAAGTCTGGTTTCCGTGATCTGTGGGAAGCTACCATGATTGCTCAATTACCAGAAGAATATCGTGGAGAAGTATCTGACCTTCGTAAAGATTGGATTCGTCGTTTCAATAAGTTTGCTGATAACTATTTTATGAGCGATCTTAAGGAAACAGAATACTGTCTCAAGGATGTATTTTTGCTACATAAGTGGACAAAGATTCAACAGAATATGAAATCTATTGACTTTGTTGCTGAGCTACGTGAGAAGAAATTCACTGATGTTGATACTATCGGTGCAGTTGCTTGTCAAGGTGGAGCATGTGAAATTACGTTCTAAGGAGATCGAATGGAAGAAGAATATTACGGCCAATGCGATAACTGTGATGTTGAGACCCAGGTCTTAGTTATTAATGAAGAAGAAATTCCTCTTTACTGTCCTATGTGTGGTGCTAATATGGAATTCGAGCTTCTAGAAGAATAGAGCTAAATAGCCTCGCAACAGCGGGGCTATTTTTTTTATGTGGTTATATAATGAAGAAGTGTATGATGAAACTCCTGAAGAGTATCAGGGGTTTGTCTACATGATTACAGAACTAGACACTAATAAAAAATATATTGGTAAAAAGTTTTTCTGGAAACCAAAAATACTTCCTAAGACAAAGACAAGAAAAAAGCGTGTGAGAACGCGTGTAGAGTCCGACTGGCGTTCATACTATGGTAGTTCAAAGGACGTGCAGCAGCTTGTAGAAGACAAGGGCTCTGATATGTTTAAACGTGAGATTCTACGTTTATGTGAGACTAAGGGTGAATGTTCATACTACGAAGCCAAACTTCAATTTGAGTATGATGTTCTACTAAGAGATGACTTCTACAATGAGTTTATTGGATGCAAGATTCACAGCAAACATATAAAAAAGTAAATAGCTGGCTTGTATTGGCTAATGATGAATGGAATGGTGTTGATAACTACACACTAATAAACCGCCCATCTCATATGGAAAGTTGGATAGAATTTCTCTATAAAAAATGGCCCCATAAAAAAGAGAACAGCTTGTTCTTAGATGTGGGGGCTAATTACGGTTTTATTTCTAGACCATTATCTAATATGTTTGCTGAAACACACGCCTTTGAAGTAAGGCCAGATGTGTTCTACTGCTTACAAGAAAACACAAAACATATTAATAACATATTTTGCCATAATGTAGCAGTTGGTAGTAAAAATGATAGTAAAGCATTTTATGAAAAAAATAATACCTCAGCTTTTACAAAGGTATC